TGCTCGGTGTGATTGTATCGCTTGCGTAGTTTTGCTGCATAGGAATCGGCTCTAGCGTTGGCTCATCGGCAGGCAGCTCGTAAGTCTGCCCCCATTGATTAGTGCAATAGTGCTTGCCAAAGATAGTGAATTTCTCCATTGACTGATACACGATTTGCGGCTCGATGTGAATTGTGTGATGATGCGTATGGACTTTACAGCCAAGACCTACCACGCAACCTTCATCGATTGTAGTATACGTTGAGTCTCTGCCTTCATCCATTGTCATTTGCTTTAGGTATGTATCCTGCGGCCACCATAGCTGCAACTATGGCTGCAAGTGTCTCTGTTGTTATTTGCTTAAAGATAAGCGCGAACACAGAGCAGAGAATCACCAATGAGCCTATCGTTGGCCTCCAGTGCTTAACGATTATATCAAGCACTTGCCTTGGTTTGCTGACTCTTCTTGCGGCCATAGTTGTCAAACGATTGGTGTGAAATATAGTTGCGCCTCTTTCTTGCGTCTTCTTACAAGGCCCGTTGAAACCTCGCCGCCTGCTCTGTTCCACTTAAGGAACTCGGCTGCAATCTTTGGGTCGTTGGGGTTGGCTTTGATAAACCTCAACAGCTGCGACTTAGCAAGGTTGCCTGCACCGAGGTTGAAGCAGAAACTTACAAGCGCATCGAACTGATTCTGATTGACCTTGGTAGTGTTCAGTAATCCAATCACGCTGCCCTCAAACTCCTTAAGGTGATCCTTAAGAAGCTGCGCCGCCTGCTCTCTGGTTATGGTCTGCCCGAGCTTCACCTTGCTGCCATCATGGTAGAAGGTTGCGCCGTAGCCAATTGTGGCAATGCCTGCCTGGCATAGGTAACTGGTTAGTCGCAAGCCCTCAAACTCCTGTATGAGTCGGATGCCGTTGTCAGAGGATTTCATACTGGAACTGGATTGCGCAGTATGACATTACTTTGGCAGCTGTTGCAGTTTCTAATTCAACAATGCAAGTGTTGTTTGTTACTTCTGCACCAATTGATAGCCCTACAATCTCAGCTAATTCACCACCATATGACCATTGCATCAATCCAAAACATTGTTTTTGAGATGTGAAATTAGATGATACTGGAAGTTCAATTTCAAATGCTCCAGTAACTTCTCCAGTATCCAGTGTTATTTCCAACTGAGCATATACTGTTACAATGTTGCCAACTCGGATATATGTTGCTGCAATTGGGTCAACAACAATGCCATTCACATATCCGCTAATTGTCGGAGTGTAGCTGCCACTACTGAACATTTTGCCTACCTCAATCTGCGAAGATGTGCCTTCAGGGGATTGAGTGGTGTTGCTTACGTCAACGATGTAAAGCAAGTCATCACTTGCTGCTTCCGTGATTGTTACTAAGTCGGTAATTTTTACGCCTGCCATGTCTTTAGTTGTTAGTTGTAAACGCGGATTTCGATGGGTAAATTTAACATTACTGTATCAGTAAATCCACTGGCAGTTGAGCCACTTTGTAAAATCAAATTACTAATATCTGTTCTTTCAAATCTGATTTGAGCAACAGTACCTTCTACATCTGGAGAATTTGCATAAACTAAACACAATGTCTTATTTAAAACAAAAGCACTTGATAAAGTAGCAGTATATTCTCCTGCTGCTTGCCTTGTCCAAACAATATTTCCAATTGAATTCTCCAAAACAACAGCAGTAGGTGCCGCAGTTCCATTCTGAGTCAACAAAGCAGTATAAACTTTGTAAGGTCTTGCAACATTCCCCACCTCAATGGCTTTACTTGTTCCTTCAGGCCCACTTGTTGTATCACTTACATCCACAATATATAGCAAGTCATCACTTGCTGCCGTAGCAAGTGGGGTTAAGTCGGTAATTTTTACTCCTGCCATAGTTTTAGTTGTTAGTTATGTATGTATGAGCTTTGGTTGAGTTGGTGAACTTGATGCCGTTAAAGGTGAACTGATTCACATTGATTAGGAACGTGCCCACGTTAGTACCCAGGTGAACGCACATGTCGTCAACCACCTCAACAGATTCCACATTGGATGCGATTGCACCAATCACCGATGAATAGAAGGTCACGTATCCGCCTTCGAGAGTTATGTCTATCATATTATTGTCATTGATATAAGTGAGATTAATGAGGAGTCTGTTGCATTGGCATTCTGAACTGCACCGATGATGTACTTGTCGGTTGTCCAATCCACTGCGATAGTTGAGAACGTAGTATTTTGGTAGTCGGTTGCGACATTGGTAACAGCAGTAGACATCATCTCGGTATTGGTAGTGGCATTTTTTACTGCTCCAGTTCTTATCATTTGCTGACCGAATGCTCCCGTTTGTCCACCCGAATATACACCAAGCAAAACTGGAGAGCCGCTTAGATTGTTTGTAGTGTTGACATAAATTCTAATAGTGTACACCCCAAGTGCTCCCGTCTTACGTCCTCTTAACTTAAACTCAAGGATATTACCAGCTACAACTGAGTTGCCAGGAACAAGCACACCTTGACTAAAAGTATTAACTAGCAAACTTGATGCAGCTCCATCGGTTGTATTCTTATAGATGCCTATTGTTGGAATAGTCCAACTACGATTAGCAGTTAAGTCTTGAGAATTACCATTTATAGTAATTGTTCTTGCATCAGTAACTGGTGTAAATCCTAACCAAGTAGCAATAGTCTTATTAACCCATAGTGTACCATCAAATCCTAATACGTGACCATTGATAGGTGTAGTTGTAATAATGTCAACATCGTGAATCTCTTTCAATTCAAAGCCATTCTGAACCTTTACAAATATCTCACCACTACCAGCACTTACCTTAGTTACAATACCAATGAATACAAGATGTGCTGGTGCATAAGGTTTGTTAATCAATCCATAAATTAATGCACCATTAACACCTAACCATACTGGGTCACCAGCAGTTGTACCAGCAGTATTTAGATTAGCAATTAATCCTTCAGTAATTACAAAACCAGTTTGAGTTCCACCAGTAGTAGTGATGTCTGACTGCATCAACCCCATAGTCTTACTTGATGTTGCTTCACTTGTATTACTTGCTCTACCAACAAGCATATTAGTACCATTGCTGCCAGTTACATATACCGCAGTTCCTTTAGTGATAGTACCTGATGCTCCATCATTCTTTACAATGTGCTTAACTACAGATGTCCAATCTGCATAGTTTTCTTGCCACGTTGCATTATAATCTGTAGCATCAACCTTAGTTAGAATTTGACCAGCAGTTCCACCTGATGGCAAACCATTGGTAGGTAAATCTAATGCAGTTATAAATTGATTTACACCATCAGCACCATCATTAGTTAAGTCACTTGTTAATGTTGGTATTGCAGGGAATGGAGTCGGTGTTCCTAAGCCATCAAGATAGTCAGTGCTCAATCCTGTTGGCACATCGAACTTGCCATTGAACGTGTTCCAATCGGTTGAGGTTAGGTATCCGTCAGTGCTGCCATCAGCTTGAGTGATGCTGATATCTGGAGTTGCTCCTCCGCTTGATGCGATTGGTGCTGTGCCGCTTACCGATTCCACAATGGTCGCAGGAAGCACTGGAATAGTCGGCTTATTTAATATCTGATTGTTACCACTTGATGATGTCCAATCGGCAGGTCTTTCAATGGTTTGGAATCCTGCTCCAAGATTAGTCCAATAGGTAGTATTGGTAGGTAGTAATGAATCATTGTTAGCAATGCATCTATAGATGTTTCCATTGTACCACACTACATTGCCAACTACATATTGATTTCCAGTTGAGGTAAGATGGTCAGTTGAGAATGCAATGGCAGTCATAATACCACCACCGCCGCCGCCACCTATTGCAATCAATGGATCATCTGCCGTTCCGTTTCCGATGATTGTCACCCCATCAACAGCAACCTCCGTCAAGCATGGTGTGCATGGCTGCAAGTCGGGGAGTGGAATATCACCCGTTGCGCAAATATCATAGCAGCCATCTTCAGTGCTTGTGATTACTTGGATGTCGAAGTCGACAGTCACGCAAGCCCACTCATAGTTTGCTGTCAGTGTCTTAATCTCATTGATATAACCGCTCGGAATTACTTCGTAGTTAATGACTCCAAGGTTCTGCTTGAATAGTGGATCAGTGCCACTAGTCAGCTTGTAGATTCTCGATGCAAGCCAATCCTGAGCATCATCACCATCGCATGGCAGATGGCTCTTGCGGACCACTGCATAAGCAGTCAGCGGAAAGCTTGTCACGTACAGCTGCTTGCAGCCGCTCATCTTGTAGGCATCGGTCTTGACAACAGTCACCTTGCCACGCTTAGCCCAAAACAATGTGCCCTGCTTAGCATCGAAGTTGGTAACAACCTCTGCTTGACCATTGCCGATGTAGTGCACCCATGCTTTGTCATTGCCGTTTGCATTAAGCTCGCAAAGTCCAAACTGCTTGTCGAAGATATTTGCTACCTCAACACGTTGATTGAGCCGCTCGATGATGGTCTTAAGTAGATTCATGGTTTGCTTATCTGATTTGATATTTGCTCAACAAGTAAGTCAGCGTGTAGCTGCAACATTCTAGATTGCTCCTCGTCTGTTGGTTGAAATATTGGGCCGTATAACTTTTGCAATCCTGCCGCCTTTCCAGATTCATCTGCTTGAATGTAGATTGCAACTCCAAAGCCTTCGCTGAATACTGAGCCTTGGTCGGTTGCAAATGACCTCTTAAGGAATCCTGTGAGCTCCAAAGGTGGGCGGCCGTTCTTTGCTTTGATTTTTGCATAAGCAGGAGTGTAAGGCTTGGTCGGCAATGTTTGTCCTGCTGAATTAGTTCCGCCGCTTGTTCCTGTTCCAAAGATTCGGATGTACATCTCTCTGCGCATATCGAGAACGGCGGCAGACAAAGGAGTAAAGCCAGAACTCCATTCGGAGAACAGCCCATTGATGCGATCACTTATCTCCTTCGGTGTAGCCATTATGGAAGTGCAGTTACATACTTCATGTTGCGGCGGCAATCAAAGCACGTATTATCGCTTGGTAGTCGCATGTTCTGCAACATCGCCGTGAGCTCTTCGCTGTATCTTGTAGCTGCTATGTCTCGCCCTGCAATCATACCATCGTTAGGGTCGGATGTTGCAAAGCCAGTGTTCACACTAACTGTTGTGTTCACTCGTTGGTTTGGGCTGATTGTTAGCCCATAGTTATAAATCTCGACCGCCGTTGCATAAGCAAGTGGCATTGCCATCAATCCACCAATCGAGCACAGCCAAGCTTCTCTGTCGCAGTTCACATTGTAAACTAGCGACATGCCCTGCGTGTACTTCTTGGACTTAGAACTAATTACATCATCACCGCTCACCGTTAACTCGATGCCAACAGCATCCACGAATGGACAGATGTGCGCACCTCTTACATTGCCAGAGCAATCGAAGCAGTGCCCCTTCTTAGGAATCATCTTGGTGGTATCGTACAATGATTCATAAACAAATGCCAGATCTAACTTGCGGCGGTTTGCCTTGAAGGTCTTACCGATGAACTGCTCAACAGCTTCCGATTGGTAGAAGAAAGAATCAATCAACTTCAATGTGCTCATGTCGTACACAAATATCTCCACTGGCACAGCCATCGTATAGATGTCAATCTTAAAATTAGATAGGTAAAAGTTTAAGAAGCTTTCGGTGTTCGGGTCAATCGTCACTCTGATGCCTGTATACTTCCCTGCACCTACCAACGTGTCGATGTTTGCAGCATTGCTTACCACTTGACCGATGCGCTTTGACTCAACAACGGTGTCCGCCTTCATCATCGGTGTGAGTCTGCTTAAGATATCGGTTGACATCTTGCGCCAAGCAAATGCTCGCTTAGCTTCAAACAATTCAACACCGCTATTATATTGGTCAGTGATTAGCTGCCCGAGTAAAGTCTGATTGATGCCTAAGTCATCGATGTAAAGCCCTGTTGTAGGTTCTGGCCTATCACATCCTTGAAGGCCAAGTAGAGATTCGTAGCACATTGGCTGTCTTATTTTTCACAAAGATAAATAAAAAAGGAGAGGCTTGCACCTCTCCCTTAAATCATTGTGTCAGCAAATTATCGCTGCCCTCGCTCAACAGATCATCCGAGCCTTCGCTCAGCAGATTCTGCGAGCTCGTTACGGGTTTACGATAGATACGCAGTTCACGTAGTTAACTCCTGCATACTTATCGCCTGCCTCGTAGATGTCAGTTGGCAATGCAGCAACCAATCCTGTTGTAGTTAACACGATTGATAAGTTACCGCAATCATCCTTCATTGTCAAGTCGCAAGGTACTCCTGCCGGTGTGAACACCAACGTCTTTGAGTAGTTGCTTCCTGCCG